GTCCACCTGCGCCACATCAAAGCCGAGAGAAAAGCCCTTCTGCACCTCAAAGGCGGTGTGGTAGTAGTCCTCTTTCCATGTGTCCATGAGCCGTTCGGTCAGCCTGTTCTGCTCGGCGGCAAAGGCGTTTTCTGCGGCGTTCTGCGTCCGCAGCTTGAGCGCTTCCAACCGTGAGATGTGAAACTTTGCCGAGGCATTCTCCAGCTCTTTCAGCCACTTCTGCGACACGGCGTTTTCCTGCCCGCGCTTGATGTACTCCTCAATGTCCCATTTCAGCTCGTCAAGCTCGTTCTGCCGCAGCAGCTTCTTGGCCTCCGCAAGCGAAATGCCGTTGTTATCTGCAATCCGCTGGTACCAGACGCGGATCTCCTTGTCGATGGCAGCCTGTGCTCGGTCAAAGTGCGGCGCGATCTGGTCAACCGTCAACTTGCCGCGCTTGTTTCGCATTTCTTCCACAGCCGAAAAGCGTTTTTGCCAGTATTCCCGATTGCGCACGCGCCGCACCTCCCTTACTCGTTCTTATCGTCCGGCGGTTCATCATCCGGCGGTACGTTCTGACCAAAGCTGCCGTACAGGTCAAGGTTTGCTTCCTTCTCGGCCGCCAGACGGTCAAGTTCACCCTGTACATCATCGACCCACGGATGATTTGCCACAATGGTTTCGTTACTGATAACGCCCATGCTGTTCCGGCAGTCCGCAATAGCCGAGGATTCGGAAATCAAAATGTCGCGGTTGAAAATCAACTCATACGGCTCATTTTCAAAATCTCCGCCGCCGGTGTTTGAAATATGGCAGGCGATGAACCAGATCAGTTCCTCAAACGCTGCCTGATATTCGGTTTCCATGCTGTTCGCATCCAGCTCGATGTCCGAATACATGGACTTGATGTTCATCTCGTTGGCGTTGCCGCCGAGCCGGTCGTCCTTAGCATCGTAGCCCATGCAGTTCTCGATAATCGCTTTTTTGAACTGCGCGACCAGCGTCTGATAATTCTCGGCGTTGACCTCGATTTGCAGGGTACGCACGTCACCGCCGCCCGTGCTGTCCGAACGAACCTTAACTGCACCGTAGGTTGCAAGGTTTCTGCGGAACTCACCGAGGTTTTCGCCGTCGTAGTTGACCAGCACCATGATGGTGTTGCGCGGGTCCTCCTGCATCTGGTCCTGCCACTGGCTCTCGATGGCGTTAAGGCCGTCCTGCATGGAGCGGCAGCGCGTCAGCAGCGGCGTTTCGTCTGCGTTGTACTTGAACGCGATGAGAGGGATGCGCTCCCAGTTGTACGCCTGCTCTCCTGCCATGATGTACGGCGCGGAGAATGGCTCGACCGGTGTCAGGCTGCCGCCGGACAGCGTGAAGTAGTGAATGCCGGTATCATCGTACACCTCCACGCGGTGCACGATCTTCTCGGTCAGGCCGACGTACTCGGTCATGTCATATACGCGGATAGCGGCGTCAAGGCGCGTGTGCTCCTCATCCGCCCACAGAGGGATAACTTCATAAGGGCGCAGCCGCCGAAACGCCAGAGCGCCGTTCTCGTCGTAAAACGGGAACAGCCAGCCGATGCCGCAGCACAGTGCGTCGCGGGTGACCGCCTTGATGAGCCGTGCGAACTTCTTGGTCAGCAGGTACGGCCGCAGGGCGTCCACAAACGCCTGATCTTCCGAACGAATGACGAATGGCTGTCCGACCAGATAGTTGGCTTTCTGATCGACCAGCTTGCGGAACTGGTTGTCCACAATGCGGCTGTTCGGCAGATTATCCAGCGTAATCAGCTCGCCGTTCTCACCGATAGCCGTACGCTGCTTGTGCAGAATGGCGTGCCTGCCGCGATAGTACAGGTCACCGTCCATCATGTCGCGGCAGCGTTTAGAGCGCCAGAAGCGGTGAATCTCCTGCACGACGAACTGCGCGTCCGTCATGCGCTGATCGGTGTTTTCTCTGCCGAGGGACAGCAAATAGTCCTCGTATGTCTGATCGAATTGGAACATGGCTCGTCCCTCCCTTAGTCAAAACTGAATGTTGCGCCGCGCATATCGCCCTCGCAGGCGTAGCGCATGGCATCCATAAGATGGTTGAAGTCGTCAATGGGTCTGCCGATCTTGTTGCCGAAGCGATCGGTGTCCCAGGTGTAGTTTGAAATCTCGGTGATGAAGTGCACACAGCGCGGATGCACGATGATGCGGTAGTCCTGCAAAAAGTCAATGCCGTTGGCGATACTGTCTTTGCCCTTGCGTGCCGCGCGAATGCGGTACAGGCCAAGCTCACGCAGGCGGTCGATGGACTTCGGTTCGGCGCTGTCGGCCGTGATGCGCTCTTTAGCGTAGCCCATAGCAGCCACGCGCTCCGCGATGCGTTCGTTGGACATTCCCTTTTCGTACATCTCGTCAAAAACGTACAGCGTGCGGCTCACGCGGTCGATCATGCCGCAGAACAGTGCGGTCGGGTCATTCGTATAGCCGAAGTCAAGTCCGAACACGGTGTGAAGTTCCGGCCTGCGGCGCAGCTCGTCAATGTCGAACTCTCGTTCTTCCCAGTTCTCGAAGATCAGGCCGTCCACAATACCCCAGTCACCCAGACCGGCGACACGGTAACGCCGCGGATTGTTCTGCCGCATACGCTCGAACAGGCGCTTGTCTGCGTCGTCCAGCCACTCGTTGCAGGTGTAATTGGTCGTCATGGCGAGAATGTCCGGGTCGGGCGGTGCATCGAAAAAGCGCTTTTTCAGCCAGTGATGCTCGTTCCATGGGTTGAACGTGATCGTGATCTGCTTGAACAGTCCCGGCGCACTCCCGCCTCGAATGGATTCGTCCAGCATATCGAAGTCCTCCTCGCGGGTGACCTCGTAGGCCTCCTCGAGCCAGAGGAAGCACAGCTGACCAACGTCAACCGTGATGGACGTCACCTTGAGCGGATCGTCCAGACCGCGGAAGTAGATCTTCTGACCGGTCGGCAGATAAGTCATTTCAAGCGGGCTTTCCTTGACCGCCCACCATGCATCAACGCCCAGCCGGTGAATCGCCCACTTGAGCTCGGCAAAGCAGGAGTCCTTCAGCGTGCGGTACGTCTTGCGGACGACCAGCAGATTGGCTTCCGGGTACTCCATGATGCGGCCTATCTGGTTGAGCGCGGTCGTCTTGCTCTTCTTGCTGGCACGACTGCCCTTGCACACGCGATAGCGGCCCTTGAAATTCCAGAACGTGCCGTAGCCGCGCCCGACGATCTCCGGCAGGCGCAGGATCCGCTTGTCAGTATTCAAGCTCATCACCGCCGGTGATTACGACAGGAACCACGCCGCTCATGTTCACCTTGTCGGTAAACAGGCCGTAGTTCTTGCCGAGAAGCTCCAGCGCCTTGGTGCGCTGCGTAACGCTCGGGAACTGCTGATGCTCATTGCCGAACATATCGTAGGCCG